GGTTATTCATGGTGATGCTTACGAAAGATTACTAGAAGTATTAGGTATAGACGATAATTTTGAAAAAATTCTGAAATTAGATATTATTAGTGGCAGAGTTAATTATCTTCGTAAACATTTACATAAATTTCATTCAGATAACAAAAGACAGTTCATTTATTCTCTAATATTATTTACATTATTTGTAGAAAATATAGCACTATTTTCTCAGTTTTATACTATTAGTTGGTTTGGGCGATTTCGTAATCTGTTAAAAGATACAAATAAACAAGTAGAATATACATCTCGTGAAGAAAATCTACATGCCATGATCGGTATGAAAATTATCAACACCATCAAGGATGAATATCCAGAACTATTCGACGAAGAACTAGAACAAAAAATCATACACGAATCTAAAGATGCTATCAAGTACGAGTGCGAAATTATAGAATGGATTGTTAATGGTTATGAAGATGAGCATCTTAATTCTCCTCTATTAAAAGAATTTATTAAAAATCGTATGAACGCATCTTTAGTAGAAATAGGATATGAACCAATATTTGAAGTAGATGATTCTATGTTGAAAAAGACAACATGGTTTGAAGAACAAATACTAGGAAACAATATGTCTGATTTCTTCCATTCTCGTCCAGTAGAATATCAAAAATCTGCGATGAGTTTTGCTGAAGAAGATCTATTTTAGGAACTATTTTAAGGACTTTTATAATGCAGCATAAGAAATACTATTGGCTTAATTCTCATAGTCGCCTTTTCCTAGAAAGAGGCTATTTAGATGAGGGCAAACAGCCAGAAGATAGAATAAGAGAAATAGCAGATAATGCAGAACAAATATTGGGTATTAAGGGATTCGCTGATAAATTTGAAGATTATGTTGCTAGGGGATTCTATTCTCTAAGTACTCCTGTATGGAATAATTTTGGAAATAAAAGAGGGCTACCAGTTAGTTGCTTTAATAGTCATATTAGCGATACAATGCAAAGTATACTATATAAAGTTGCTGAAGTTGGTATGATGAGTAAACTTGGTGGAGGCACTAGTGGTTTTTTTGGTGATTTAAGACCAAGAGGAGCAAAAATTAGTGTTGGTGGAGAATCAAGTGGCCCAATCCATTTTATGGAACTATTTGATAAAGTAGCAGATGTTGTTAGTCAAGGATCTGCTCGTAGAGGAAGCTTTGCTGCTTATATACCAATAGAACATCCAGATATCGAAGAGTTTTTACAAATTCGATCAGAAGGTCACTCTATACAAAATATGAGTATAGGAGTAACAATAACAGACAACTGGATGCAAAGCATGGTTGATGGTGATAAAGATAAGCGTAAAATTTGGGCCAAGCTTATCCAGAAACGTTTTGAAACAGGATATCCGTATATCTTTTTTACTGATACCGTTAATAATAATGCTCCACAATCCTATAAAGATAAAAATCTAAAAGTTAATAGTTCTAATTTATGTTCAGAAATTACTCTGTTCTCTGATGAAAATAATTCTTTTGTGTGTGTTTTATCTTCCTTAAATCTATTACATTGGGAAGAGATGGTTAAAACAGACGCTATAGAAACTATGGTTTATTTTCTAGATGCTGTTAACGAAGAATTTATTAGAAAAACTGCTAATATACAATTTATGAAAAGCGCACATAACTTTGCTAAAAACCATAGAGCATTAGGCATGGGTGTTTTGGGCTGGCATTCATTTCTTCAAAGTAAAATGATTCCATTTGAATCTATGAACGCTAAGATGTTAAATACCTCAATATGGAAAACTATTAGAGAAAAATCAGACGCCGCCACCAGACAATTAGCAGAACAATATGGTGAACCTCCAATATTAGAAGGCTATGGACGAAGAAATGTTACAACACTAGCTATTGCCCCAACAACATCAAGTTCGTTTATTCTTGGTCAAGTTAGTCCATCTATTGAACCTCTTAATTCTAATTATTTTGTGAAAAATTTAGCGAAGGGTAAATTCACATATAAAAATCCATATCTTAAAGAACTATTAAAAAAATACGAGAAGAATGATGATGATACATGGAAGAGTATTTTAATTAGAGGAGGCTCTGTTCAACATCTAGAATTCTTATCTAAAGAAGAAAAAGATGTTTTTAAAACCTTTGGTGAGATTAGTCAAAAAGAAATTGTTATTCAAGCCGCTCAAAGACAAAAATACGTTGATCAATCTCAGTCTTTAAATATTATGGTAGGCAAAGATATTGCTCCAAAAGAAGTTAGTACTTTGCTTATCGAAGGATGGCAGATGGGCATCAAAACCTTTTATTATCAGAGGTCAGCCAATCCTGCTCAAGAATTAGCTAGAAATATTTTAACTTGTACATCATGTGAGGCATAAATGATTAAAGTCAAAAAGGAACATATAAACGCTAAATTACCAACTAGAAATAATAATACTGATGCTGGGGCTGATTTATATTCTGTAGAGAATATTACTATTCCTCCTCAGTCGAGAGCATTAGTTAGTACCGGAATAAGTGTATCATTACCCAAAGATGATAGAATGGGCTTATACGGAAGAATCGCACCACGATCAGGTCTGGCTTTTAAACATGGTATTGATGTTTTGGCTGGTGTTATAGATAATGACTATCGTGGTATTGTAGGAGTAGTATTAATTAATACTGATAAAGAAAAAACTTTTGAAGTTAAAGTTGGCGATAGAATAGCTCAATTAATTATTGAAGCACACTACAATTATCCTTTTACAGAAGTTGCTGATTTAGATGATACTATCAGATCAAATAATGGGTTTGGTTCATCTGGAACCTAGAGTAAAAACACTAATAGAATACGCTTTCAGTGTATTATTATATGGTGTTATTCAATAACTCATTATAAGGATACTACATTGAAAAAAAATACCAGGTCTAAAAATGGTAAAAAGAAAAAAATCACCGACCTTACAAATGATGTTCAGCCACACTTTACTCCTTATCGTAATAAATTAAAGCCTCGCTCTAAAAATCAAGAAGAATACATAAGATCTTGTGCTGAAAATACTATTACTTTTTGTCATGGTGCGGCTGGTTCTGGAAAAACACATATTGCTATTGGATTGGCTCTAGAATATCTACTAGATCAAAAAATTAAAAAGATTATTATCACTAGACCAGTAGTAGAGAGTGGTGAAAAGATTGGATATTTACCCGGCACAGCAGAAGAAAAATTACATCCGTATTTATTACCCATATTAGATGAGGTTAAATATTTTATCTCCAATTCAGAATATGTTAGTTTAAAAGCAAACGAGAAAATTGAAATTGTTCCATTAGGACTTATGAGAGGCAGAAACTTTCACCATAGTTTCATTGTTGCTGATGAATGTCAAAATGCTACATATGATCAATTAAAAATGTTGTTGACACGTATTGGTCAAGGTAGTAAAATGATATTAACGGGTGATCATACTCAAAGCGATTTGAGTAGAAATATGCGTGGTGGATTTTTTGATATGATTCAAGCCTTGGATGGCGTAGAAGGCATTGGATTAGCCAAGTTAGATCATCAAGACATAGTTCGTAATCCTATTATTCCAAAAATATTGACCAGATTAGAAAACTTTGAAAATGAAAGCAGAAAACAGTAGGTGTTTATTATTAAATGGTGATTATTCTCCATTAACTATTATTGATTGGAAAAAAGCATTAATCTGGTCTTTTAAATATGAAAATAATATTAATCGTGGTATAGAAATTATAGATTTTTATAAAAACGATTTTATACAGTGTGCTAATGATAAAAGAATAACAATTCCGGCAGTAGCAAAAACTAAAAAATATTTTCGTTTGAAAGACCAGTATGCTACCTTTTCTCGTAAAAATATATTTCTAAGAGATAATTATACTTGTCAGTATTGTGGAATTAAATATGATCATAAAATATTAACATATGATCATGTGATACCCAAATCATTATTTAAACATTCTAATACTTGTCCTACTTCTTGGACTAATATAGTAACAGCCTGTGTTAGTTGCAATAGGGCCAAAGGAAATAGAACACCAAAACAAGCCAATATGACATTAAAGAATCTGCCAGTAAGACCAAAACAGAGCGATAGAAACTTGTCAATGATGCATCACCTAGCTAAGATAAAGCATCACATACCAGAAGAATGGTTGTTATATCTTCCAGAATCTTATTTAATATAATGCCTCTATATTCATATATTTGTAATGCTTGCGATGGCTTTTTTGAAATAGTCTGTTCTTATGCTGACTATGATAAAAATAAAGACAAGGTTAAATGCCCAGCCTGTCAATCTAAAAAAGTAGAAAGAGACATCAATGATGTCGCATCATTAAATACTTCAGTTAAAAAATCAGATAATGAACTTAAAACCATAGGCGATCTTGCCAGAAGAAATACAGATAAGATGAGTGAGGATCAAAAAGCTAGCTTATATGCTAAGCATAATAGCTATAAAGAACAACCAAATGATAAGCCACTACCAAAAGGCATGTCTCGAATGAAACGTACTAAAAATAAAACTAAATGGTATTAGGAGACCAATAAATGGATAATTATATTTATAATCCTGGTGTTGATAAAAACAGCGTAGTAAATGAATTTTACACTCTTGTTGGATTAGAAGATTTTGTAGATCTTAATAATAATCCTAGACTTAACAAAGAAACAGATGATAATATTTTCGCTAAGAAAACAGTTAGAGCAGATTCATCTGTTAGATATAGCGTAAGACTTTCCAAAGATGGTAAAATATATAATCCAATGTCTATATATGGACAAGAAACTAGTTCTACTTTTCTTGATAGAGTATGTAGAGCATCTGGTAAGTTTAAAGACGTTAACTATAAGACTTTTGATTTATATGTAAATTTTCTTAAGACTAAAAACGTAGCTTGGCTACACAATGCTGAAAGAGAGGCTGAATAATGGCTAGACTATCTAAAACACAAAATTATGCTATTCTATGGTTAAACAGTCAAGGAATGGATCTGATTAAGATAGCAGATGAATTAAATATTACAGAAAAACAGGTTACCTCTGTTCTTGAAAAGGGTGTGGATCAAAAAATCTCCGTTAATTCCACTGTTAAAACAGCGAAGTCTCCTGCTAATAGCAGATCTAAAAATCTAATGATAACCCACACAGCCGGTAAGAAGACTAATAATGTAGCAATTATGACACAAGAAGCTAGTCAACTAAATGATGAAATGAAAAAAACACAAAACCGTTCAACCAGACTCAAGGATAATATTATATATAAGCCAAACGGCTGATCAATGAAAAAGTATCCTTCTAAATATTCGAACGGGAAACAAGTATCTTCTGCTCAATATATCACAGAAATCATTTGTGAAAATAGAGCAAAGATGCTTAAAAAAGATTTACATTATAGATTTTGGCTTACTAAGGAATGGGCGCAGTATTACAGGAATCAAATAGGCTCGGCTAATAAGCTATTAGAAAAATATTCAGATACAGCAATTATTAAAGCTCTGAATAACCCTAAAGCCTCAAAAATTTATTCTCTACGAGCGCCTCATCTGATTCCTATTATAGAGCAAGAAACAGAAAAACTAGAAAAACAAAACACAGAATTAACATTAGATATTAATAGAATTGTTAATCCGAGTTTTCAATCAAAGAACGTTAACCTCAAAAAAAATATTTTGTCAAAATTAAAGGATATAGATAATGAGTCTTAAAGACGATGTAACTAAAAACTTTGGAGATAATATTATATTAAGTGGCAATGCTATAGTAGATACAAAAAATATTATTATTCCATTTAGTCCAGCATTAGATATTGTTTTAAATGGCGGAATACCAGAAGGAAGTTTTGTGGTATTAACGGGCCAACCCAAGTGCGGCAAAACAACAAGCTCATTAGACTTTTGTGCTACTGCTCAAAAGCCAGAGTATCAAGGTAAACTCAAGTCTCCTAGAGAAGTATACTATTTAAATATAGAAGGACGATTAAAGAAACGAGACTTAGAAGGCATTCCAGGATTAGACCTTGATCGTTTTCATGTCATAGGTAGTCAACAAGGTAAGATTCTACACGCCGAAGAATATCTTCAAATTGCTGAGAAAATCATTAATGAAATTCCCGGTAGCGTACTTATTATAGACTCGTACTCTGCATTATGTACAGAAGCAGAAATTACAAGCGAAATGGACAAGATGCAAAGAGCAGATGGAGCTAAATTACTAGCAAAATTTTGCCGCAAGGTTGCCAACGTAATTCCAGTAAATAAGAATATTGTTATTGGTATTACGCACTTAATGGGAAATCCAACAGGATATGGTGCAGAATTTAAAGAAAAGAGTGGTCAGGCTATCGCATATCAAACAGATATTAAACTAAGAGCTAAAACCTTTAAGCCGTGGACATTAAGTGCTGATAGTTCTCAAATAGGTCAAGAGATAGAGTGGCAAGTAATATGTTCTGCATTAGGGCCACCGGGTGGTAATATTACAAGCTATCTTAGATATGGACAAGGAATAGATAAATATATGGAAGCTATTACATTAGCTTCTGATATGGGTATTATTCATAAAGGTGGTGCTTGGTATACTCTGTCGTTTTTAGAAGATAAGCCAAAATTTCAAGGCACAGAAAAAGCTAGACAGTATTTATCAGAACATCCTGAAACCTATCAAGATTTGGTAAAGAATATTAAGACAACAATGGGAATCAAATGCTGATTAAAGACTTGGATGGAAATAGTCATAACTGGCAACTCACCGGTAATATGGCTAAGGGTAAAGTTACTAATAAGTCTAGTTTGCATTTACAAGCCAGAAGTTTAATTAGTAATCTTTATCCTACTCTTCAAATACTAGAAGAAGTACCAATACCATTACGCAAAAATGAGATTTTATATCTAGACTTTTATATTCCATTAAAAAAAGTCTGTTGTGAAGTACACGGAGAACAACACTATAAGTTTGTGTCTTTTTATCACAATAATATGCTGAATTTTTTAAAGTCACAAAAAAGAGATAAAGAAAAACAAGAGTGGTGTGAGATCAATAATATTCTATATATAGAATTGCCATATAATGATATTGATAACTGGGAGAAATTAATAGCACATGAATAAGACATCTAAAGAAGAACTAAATTATTGGGATGATATATTAGATGAATATGAACACTCTATTGGTCTTGGTAAATATTCAGAAGTTCACAATTTTACCGAAGGCGAACTTAGTTCATATTTAAATATGAATCGTGATAGCATAGAAAAACTAACACCAGAAGATTGTGCTCAAATATCTTATAGATTAGCTCAATATGCATTTTATTTACAAAGAACTCTTAATAGAGAAATAGCCCGTCATAATTGGGCTGAAGAAACTATTAAAGAAACAATAGCAGATGAAATTAATAACTATAAGGGTTATGGTTTTGTAGAGAAATCATTACAAGCAATTAAGCATAATGAGAGAGCATTATCGTTAAGTAAAATAAAAAGATATGCACAACAACGCATGGACAGACTATCATATTTAGCCAATACTGTTAAAAATTTATCAGACATTATCCTTTCTGTACAAAAAACCAAGGTGAAACATGGATCTTAATAAACTAGTGGGCGATACTAATCCCGAAGATCTTAAAAAGATTATAGCTATTCTACAAGCAGTAGTTGGCTTAAAAGACTCAGATAATGAACCTGAGACTAATGATACCAAAAAATCCAATATCAAAACAAAATCTAGACAAAGACCTCCTGTAGAAAGAACTGGTCATAATAAATTTTTAGATATGCAAGAACAAAATATGCACAAAGAAGATACTGCTTTTCAAAAAAAGGTAAGTAAGCATCCTCCTGTGCCACGCAGTAGGCCATTTACACCCATTAGCGTAAGATGTAGGATCTGTGGCGAGGTAGAAGAAGTGAATCCTACGCTTGTAGAGTCACCAGATCGCTATAAATGCAATAGTTGCTCTGGCTCGGCCGGATGATTACTATCTCGTATGGAAACAGAAATGATTTTGTGTGATACTGCCGCAGAGCGAGCTATTCTAGCTGGTATTTGTCATTATGGCGAAGATGCGTATTTAGATATTGCTGATATTATCCAGCCGTCTAGCTTTACAATAGATAGTAATGGTATTATTTTTGAGTGTCTAAAGCAAATATGCGAAAAGAACAGTAAACCTCAAATAGATATAGCATCAATATATTCTGTTGCTCAGGAACTAGGCTTCTCCAATATATTGTCTAAAAAAGAAGAAGCTCAACATTTAAAGGCTATTATTGATTTTCCTGTTAGTCTAGAGAATGTTAGAAAGTTTGCGGCTAAAGTTCGTAAACTAGAAATCGCTAGACTATTACGAAAGCAATTAGAAAATGCACAGGATAAGCTTTTAGAAATTAATGGCAGTGAACCTGTAGCAAGCATATTAGGTATAGCAGAAGATACGGTTTTTAATTTCTCTTCATTGCTTAATGATAGTGATAATAATCCTACTCATATAGCAAAAGATATTGATGACTATATTAAGAGTCTAGAAGAGAATAAAATTGATCAAATAGGTATTCCAACAGGCTTTCCTGTTTATGACAAAGCCATTGGTGGCGGCTTTAGAAAAGGCACAGTTAATGTTATTGCTGCCAGACCTAAAACCGGTAAAACTCTTTTAGCAGACAATATTGGTTTTTATATTGCTAATAAGCTAAAGATTCCAGTATTGAATATGGATACTGAAATGAGTGTTAATGACCATCTTAATAGAGTATTAGCTATGGTCACAGAAACCGAAATTTCTTCAATTGAAACTGGTAAGTTTGCATCGTCTACTGATCAAAAAAATAAGATTACTAAAGCCTCTCAAGATCTTAAACAAACACCACTGTTTTATAAGAGCATAGCAGGCAAACCATTTGAAGAACAACTAGCATTAATGAGAAGATGGCTAGTCAAAGAGGTTGGATTAAATGATGACGGAACCGCCAAGCAATGTGTGATTATATATGACTACTTAAAGCTTATGGACAGCGCTGGTATTAGTCAGGATATGAAAGAATATCAGGTATTAGGATTTATGATGACCGCTTTGCATAATTTTGCGGTAAGATATCAGATCCCAATCTTGTCGTTCGTACAATTAAATAGAGATGGTATTACTAAGGAAAGCACAGACACAGCATCTGGTTCTGATAGAATTATTTGGTTGTGTAGTAATTTTAGTATCTTCAAAAGAAAGAGCGACGAAGAAATAGCAGAAGATGGTAGCGATAATGGTAATAGAAAACTGTTACCGTTGGTTAGTCGCCACGGTGGTGGTCTTGACGATAATGACTACATTAACTGTCACATGAAGGGTTGGTGTGCTAAGATCGTTGAGGGTAAAACTAGACTAGAATTAATGAATAAACTAAAATCTAAAGATGAAGGATTTGTAATAGAAGATGACACAGGCTTTACAGAAGAAGAATATGAAGACGATGCGCAAATCCCGTTTAAATAATCAGGACAAACTTAAAGTTGTCTGTGATGATTTATGCAATAATATTAGTGATCTATTAGATGTACTAGATCTCAAATATTCGATCAATGCAAAAATGGTGTCTATGTGCTGCCCTATTCATGGTGGAGACAATCCCTCTGCTATTAATCTCTATTATACTGGAGACTACTACAGAGGCAACTGGAAATGCAGAACACACAACTGTGAAGAAATCTTCAAAGGTTCTATTATAGGTTTTGTTCGCGGGGTAATTTCTAGTCAAAAATATGGCTGGACTAAAGATGGTGACGAAGCGTGTTCGTTTGATGAGGCCGTAGATTTTTGTCTCAAGTTCTTGAAAAAGAATTTAAAAGATATCAAGATCTCTAAAACACATAAAGAAAAGACACAGTTTACTAATCTAATTGAAACTGTCTTTGATAAGAATCTTTCTGTTAAAAATACAGATAATAATATTATTAATCGTGATGTAATTAGAAAGTCTCTAATTATGCCATGTCAGTATTTTATAGATAGAGGATTTGCTCCAGAAGTACTGGATAAGTATGATGTTGGACTGTGTAATAAGCCAGATAAAGAAATGTACCAAAGAGCGGTTGTACCTATTTATAATCATGATTTAACAAATATGATAGGATGCACAGGACGAAGCATTTTTGAAAAATGTTCATCTTGTAATCATTTTCATGATCCTAATGGGTCTTGTCCTAAATCAGAGGAATTGTGGAAATACTCAAAGTGGAAACATAGTAGTAATTGTAAAATAAATCATCATCTATATAATTTTTGGTATGCTAAAGAGCATATCGCTAAAACTAATAGTGTGATACTTGTAGAAAGTCCAGGCAATGTATGGAAACTTGAAGAAAACGGTATACACAATAGTGTAGCAATCTTTGGATCGTCTTTAGGAGATAGACAAAAGATTTTATTGGATTCTTCTGGTGCTATGGTTATTATAGCACTAACAGACAATGATGATGCTGGACACAAAGCAGCAGAACAGATAACTAGTAAGTGTAAAAATACTTATAGAGTTTTTAGAATTAATATTTCTACAAACGATGTTGCTGAAATGACAAGCGATCAAATTAAAACAGAAATCAAAGACGTTATAGAAAGTATAGTATGACTAAAATCATAGCCTTTGCTGGTCGTAAACAGTCTGGTAAAACAAGTTGCTCAGAATTTGTGGCCAGATATTTTAATGGAACTATTCCACCATTTAATTCTGCTAAAATATATAATTTTGCTGATCCTCTAAAAAAAGATATTTGTATGAATATATTAGGATTAACATATGAACAATGTTATGGTGAGGATATAGATAAAAATACTGTTACTGAAGTTCAGTGGGAAGGAAATAAATTAACCGCTAGAGAAGTAATGCAATTTGTAGGAACTGATCTATTTCGCAAAATGAAGAATGATGTGTGGGCTAGTGCTACAATATCTAAGATCAAATCAGAACAACCAAGACTAGCAATAATAGCAGACTGTAGATTTCCTAATGAAGTTGATGCTATTAAAAATGCTGGCGGCTTAATAATTAAACTAACCCGTAATCCTTTTAGTTCTACTCATAGTAGTGAAACAGCACTAGATCCTGATAATTATTCTCCCAATAATTTTGATCTTATTGTTGATAATACATCAATCAGTATCCCTGAACAAAATATGATGATTAAAAATTTCTTAATAAATCAAGGGGTGCTATCATAATTATTACATATCTTAGGAGTAGTTCTTATGGGACTCACTCCATGTGCGAGCAGCAATATTTTCTGGAGTATGTACTAGGCTATAAATCGCCAAGTAATAAAAAAGCAGACAAAGGAACAATCTGCCATAAGGTTCTAGAAATATTAGCAGATATAAGATTAGCTGAACAGAATAATGATACATCCATAGATAATGATATTATGGGTAAGATAGATATTAACAATTATAATTTAAATACTATTATTGAAAAAGTATATTACTTTTATATTAAACAGTTTACTCATCATACTTGGGAAACCGTTGACTATAAAGACTGTCATAAGTGGATCAATAAAGCACTAGCCTATAATGATGGTATGTTTGATCCAAGAAACAGAGATATAGTACAATCAGAACAAAGATTTGATATTGAGATTAAAAAAGATTGGGCAAAATACGAGTACGAAATTAATAATGAAAAAATCAGTGGTCACCTAGCTATTAAAGGTACAATTGACTTAATTACAAAAGCCAATGATTCTACTTTAGAAATAATAGATTGGAAAACAGGTAAAAGATTAGATTGGGCAACAGGTGAAGAAAAGACTCATGAAAAATTGCAAAACGATCCTCAGCTAAGAATTTATCATTATGCTATTAGTCAAATCTATCCTGAGTATGATCATGTGATCGTTACCATTAATTTTATAAACGATGGCGGAGCATTCTCTATTTGTTACGACAAATCTGATCTGCCAAAAACAGAACTAATGATATGTAAAAAGTTTGAAACAATCAAAAAAAGCAAACGACCAATTTTAAGCAAAAGCTGGAAGTGCAATAAGCTTTGTCACTTTGGTAAAACAACATTTGAAAATACTTCTATTTTACCTATTATAGAATATAGAGATCATCAGGTAACACCAAAAGATAAGGTGATGACCAAGTGTGAACAAATCAAGCACGATATCGAACTCAAAGGCATGAAAAATGTTGTTGACGAATATACGGCTCCGGGCTATAGTGTAGGATACTACAAACCTCCAGGAAGCGCTAATTGAAAGTACATATCCATATTCTTTTTGTCTTTTATGTAAAAATAGTGTATATGACTATATAAATCATTAATAATATTCAAAGACAAAGAAATATCATTACTATGGGAAGATCAATTAAGAACGGCCGCTATACAAAATGCTATAGTAAAAAATTAACAAAAAAATTCTTACAAGAACAATACCCTAAATACGGGGCTTATAAAATAGCACAAGATTTGGGTATGAGTGTCAAAACTATATATAATTATCTGGAATATTATCATATACCAAGAGATAGAGAAAAAAATAATCAGGTTCAACAAGGAAATATATTTGGCTATCTTACATTAATAGAACCTGTTGGAAAACTAAAAAACGGAACCATAACATGGAAGTGTAAATGTAAATGCGGCAAAGAAACTATTGTTCCATCATCAAGAATAAAGATAGGAGCAGTTAAAAGCTGTGGATGCTTATTAAAGACTAAGGGGTCTAACAGATGGAATTGGAAAGGTTACTGTGGAATTAGTGGAGCTAGATTCACAGAAATAAAATGGAGAGCGAATAAAAAAGATTTTGATTTTGATTTAACGCCACAATTTTTATGGCAGCTTTATATCGAAAAACAAAACAAAAAATGCGCTATCACGGGTGAAGAAATAGATCTTGACAAAGACGGATCCTTAGATAGAATTGATAGCTCCAAAGGATATATCAAAACTAATGTTTGGTGGGTAAAAAAAGATATTAATAAAATGAAACTAGACTTTCCTTTACATACTTTTATAGAACTATGTGAAAAAGTCGTAGCCAATAAGGAGAATATTGGATGGACATGAGCAACTACACACCGCTTCATGTCCATTCCTAAGTGGGTCTATGTACTCGCTTTTGGATGGACTGTCAAAACCAACACAGATTGCTGAACGCTGTAAACAAATAGGGGCGTCGGCTTGCGCATTAACAGATCATGGTAATATAGCCGGAGCTATTAAGTTTTATAGCACAATGAAAGAGGCTGGCATTAAGCCTATTTTGGGTTGTGAACTTTATATTTGCGACCAAGATCCAACAATTAAAGACGCTACCAATAAATCATTAAGCCATTTTATTGTTTTGGCCAAAAATTTGAATGGCTGGAAAAAACTCATCCGTTTAGTTTCAGAGAGCAACAGCCCAGACTTTTTTTATTTCAAGCCTAGGCTCAACCTAGAACGCCTACGAGCATATTGTGGGGGTGATCTGCTAGGAATTTGCGGTCATTTAGGATCGTATTTGGCCGATAAAATATTAAATGAGCAAAACGAATTATTGCCAGATTATTTGTCTATAGGAATTAAGACCGTTAATCAGCTCAAATCTATTTTTGGACCAGATAATGTATTCTTAGAAGCTCAATTAATTGATCAAGATAATTTAGTTTGTCAAAAAGATTTAACGAAGGCTATTAGAGAAATAGCCAATGCGAGTAAGGTCAAAGTGATAGCAACACCAGATGCTCATTATGCAAAAAAAGAAGATGCTGTTGATCAAAGAATTTTATTGTGCAATAATCTAAAAACAACCTTACCAGATATTAGTCGTAAACTTAGTAATAATGAAGATGTTCCTATGGGATGTTTTTTCATGTCAGATAATTATCATATTCCTTCTTATGAAGAAATGATCTCTGTACATACTAAAGAAGAATTGGACAATACTAATCTGGTAGCCGACATGGTAGAAGAATTTGATATTTTGAGCAAACCAAGACTACCTCCGTTTCAGTGTCCAGATGGATATAATCCTGATACATATCTCAGACAACTATGTAGAGAAGGATGGAAAACTAAGATAGCTAAAATTATACCAGAAAAAGATCAACAAATATATGTTGATAGAATTAAATATGAGCTAGAGGTTTTACAAGGTGCTGGTTTATCAAGTTACTTTTTAATAGTACAAGATGTTGTTAACTATGTTGCCAAACAAAACTGGCTTCCTGGTCCCGGTAGAGGATCTGCCGCAGGATGCTTGGTATCGTATTTAATTGGTATTACTAGTATAGATCCTATAAAATATAATCTGGTCTTTGAAAGATTTTATAATGCTGGAAGAAATTCGGCAGATAGAATTAGTATGCCAGATATTGATGTTGACGTACCAATTAATAAAAGAGAAAATGTAATCGAGTACATCAAAAAACGATACGGTGCCGATAAGGTTTCGCAAATGGTAACTTTTAATACCATGAAGGGACGAGGCGCCCTTAAAGATGTATTAAGAGCATATGGTAATGTGTCATTTGAAGAAATGAATAAAATAACCAAACATATTCCTGATGAAGCTAAAATAGCGGACGAACTTCAAGAAATGAAAGAAGAAACCGGAGAAGCATCTATTATAAGATGGGCATTAGAGAATAGATCAGAAGATCTAAAAGAGTGGTGCTATATTGACGAAAATGATCAATTACAAGGACCACTTGCAAAAAGATTCGAACAGGCTATAAGACTAGAAGGAACCAAAACAAATCAATCCAAACACGCGGCTGGTATAGCGGTAAGTAGTGAATCTCTTGATCAATCTTGCCCTATGATATATGATTCTAAAAATGACAAACCAATTGCCGGTATGGAAATGCAAGACCTAGAAAATATTGGTGTGATTAAATTTGATATTTTAGGCGTAGCAATGTTAGATAAAATTATGTATATTCAAGACCTATTGTCTTTATCACAAGGAGTTTAATTTATGGCTATTGTAGACTTTAAGGATGTTCCAGTAGGAGCGTCATTTACATATAATAATAAAACGTATCAAAAAATAGAACCAGTCAAGGTTAGTTGTTGCACCACTCTTAATGCTATAGCTAATGATGAGGTTAAAAATAAGATTATGGTCAGACCACTAGAAAAGGTTGAAGTTAATGAATAACAATAAAATTTGCGTGTTTGATTTTGAAACCGACGGATCTGATCCTGACTCATGCAGTCCTGTTCAGATTGCTGCGGTTATGGTTGATCCCGTTACATTGCAAGTTATTGATGGATCAGAATTCAATGTTAACTTTAAGCCAGAAGTGATAGAAGCAAATGAGAATTATGAATATACTACAGATATATTAGATTTTCATGCAAAAGTTAGAGGATGCTCAAAGCAAGATATTTTAGACCAATGGAAAAAATATCCCAAACAAGAATATAGTTGGAAACTGTTTACGAATTATCTAGACAATTATCATAGTCGAAGTAGTCGTAAAAGTCAATTTAGCGCACCTATAGCAGCGGGATACAATATTCATAGGTTTGATTTAAGGATTATTGAAAGGCTGAGTCAAAAATATAAAAATCTAAATAAAGAAAATCGTAGTGATATTTTTTATCCAAGAGATACTGTTGATATTATGTCATTAATGTTTTATTGGTTTGAAGCTAGTAATGAACTCAAAAGCTATTCTCTTGATACTGTGCGTGAATATTTTGGCATAGACAAGCAAGGAGCGCACGATGCTCTAAAAGACGTCAAAGACTGTGCAGAATTGTTAACTAGATTTTTAAAACTACATCGTAATTTATCATCAAAAATTAAATTTAGGAATTCTTTTGTAGAAAATTCATGACAAAAATACTGAATTTTACTTGCGGTTGCTCATTTAAAATAAGTGATGAAGAAGGTATTTTGTTCGATCCGAATATTAATACTATCAACCTAGACTGTCAAAGAACTTGGGATCTTATTAGTGATGGTAATACTAAAGGATGCTTTCAGCTAGAAAGTCGTTTAGGAAGATCATATGCTAAAAAACTTAAGCCAGAAAATATTGAGCAATTGTCCGCACTGATAGCGATTATTAGGCCAGGATGTCTAGAATCTTTTAAAGACGGCAAAAGTATCACACAGCACTATATTGATATTAAAAATGGATTAGAGTCTATAGACTATCTTCATCCAGCATTAGAGCCTGTGCTAAAAACCACTTATTCTCAAATGATATATCAAGAACAGGCTATGCAAATAGCTAAAGATATTGCTGGTTTTAGTTTACAAGATGCCGACTCTTTAAGAAAAGCTATTGGTAAAAAGCTGCCAGAACAAATGGCAAAGATTAAAACTAAGTTTATAGAAGGATGCAAAAACGCACAAATAGTAGACTCTGATACTGCTGAACAAATCTTTGGATGGATTGAAAAAAGTCAAAGATATAGCTTTAATAAATCACATTCAGTATCATATGCTATGAACGCATACTTGTCAGCATATGCTAAAGCCCATTTTCCAAAAGTATTTTTTGCATCGTATTTAAGTTTTGCAAAAGATAAGATTAATCCGCAAGATGAAATCAAAGAACTGATTCAAAATGCTAATGAAATGGATGTTGAGGTAAGAACTCCAGATTTACGCAACCTCAATAGATTTTTTATCTTAAAAGATGATATTATTTACTTTGGATTAACTGATATTAAAGGACTAGGCCAATCAGTATTTGACAAGATACTAAAGTTAGCAGCAGATAGTCATATTGATATGAAAAATACTTATTGGTTACAAATTTTATTTAAGCTATTAATAAATATCAACTCTGTTGCGGCTAAAGCGTTGATACAGTCTGGTGCTGTAGATTTTACTGGTTTGGCTAGACAAAAAATGTTGTATGAGTATAATACGATTAGTAATCTAACAAAAAAAGAATTAGAATTTTGTTTAGCAAATCTATCTGATAAAGTTGATCTATATTATATTCTACAGACTTTACTATATAAACATAAAATTTCTAAGAACAGAAAAGCTAATATAGAAAACTTATTATATAATCTACATAATCCTCCGCATTCTTTAGACGATCAATTAGAATGGATTTCTGACTGTGAGTTTAATTTATTAGGGTATTCGTTGTCTTGCAGTAAGGTGGATTTATATGATATTAGTATGACTAATACTTCTTGTAGAGAATTTAATGCTGGTGCCAGCAACAAAAATATTATACTTGGTG